CATATACCCTACCCCCCTATCCTATGTGCTTAAATGCGGATAGGACGGGAAGTAACGGCGCGAGTAGTAACGGAGAAATTACAATAGTAACTATATGAGAAAAATAACGTAAACATGCAATATATTGCACCTTGATAGGAGCAATTATAGGAGCAATTATAGGAGCAATTATAGGAGCAATTATAAAGCGTGTAATAAGTGAGTAGTTACTACACCTATTACACGCCTATAAACGTTGTGAGTTATTATAAGAGAAATTATTTAGTATTATTCCATCTTGCTTTTTTCTCCCGTGTATCTATATGAATAAAGTTATTATAAAGCCCTATACCATAGCAATTAGGATACTTATTATCAAGGAAATTATATATTTCTTTTGGTGTAATTCCATCAATATAAATATCCGCCGCAATGCCCATACAATGCTTGCTATTGGATACCCCACCTATCTTTTTATTATATGAAATTGTCCTATAACCGCTATTTATTACAACAGGTTTATTAAAATGTTCTCTTATAATTTCCAGCACGCCTATTAACTCTACACCTATGAATGTAATTTTTGAGCCGTCTTTACAAGCAAATTCTTTGCTATTAAAATGAGTAGTTATTTGTTCGTCCTTGTTTGTCCTATCAATGATATACAAAGTATATTTATACATCCAAAAATACCCCCTGTTGCAACATGTTTCTAATAGCCAATACTTCATCGTATAGCATATTAGAGCTTGTTATAAGGTCAACATTTGCAAATACATTATAGCCCTTGAAATTCTTTATATAGTCTGTTTTATCTGCTCCATCCGCGCCAAACATGCCAATATCTTCAAGTGGTTTATGGGAAGTGAGATAAATATAAGGCGTTCTATCACAAGTCAACATTGCGCTTGCAATATAATCTTGTACAACTTTTTCATTATAGGAAATTGTATAAGGAATTTCTTCTTTAATTTCCCCTGTATAAGTTGCAAAAATACCTGTTTCATTAGATACCATAACATAACAACTGCCGTCAAGAAGATTGCAATTATATTTCAGTGTTATTTCATGATTCATAACTGACAAAATAGGCAATTCAAATATACCAATAAAGGGCAGATAAATAAATGCGCTTGTATCTTCATAGTCAATATTATTGCCGTTAATTTCTGCAATCTTTACTGTCCCGCAATCAAGGCGCTGTATAGCATCGTCAATTAATGGGGCATCGACTTTTGTATCATAATAAGCAAGTCTTATTGTATCCGTTAGAGTGCTGGAAACAGGTATATAAGTCTTATACAACTTTAATATAAACTGTCCATAGTCATAATTAGTAACTGTTGTTGTAGTAGAATAGTCTCCCGTTGTAGTGGTGGAATAGCTACTAAAACGCACTCCCGATAATTCATATAATTCCTCATTTGTGGGCGCATAGGCGTGCATAAACGTGTAGTTTTCTTCAATACCACTTTCACCAACAGCGCTTGCATCAATGGTTAAAGTAGACACTTTACTGTACAAGTCGATTGCCAAAATTCCTTTATCTGCTATGAAATTAAATGTTGCTGTACTGTCTGTAAAACCAAAATCAAACGTTGCCACATCGCTTGCACGGGTGCTAACTGTAATGGTAGGTACATATTCTTGCATGAATTTGTATCCTTCATTGGCATTTAATTTTATGGTATATTCTTTGCCTTGTTGATAATATCCTGCTGGAAATTCTGTTGTACAATTTTTAAGTTGACTATAGACAATACGGATACCCGCATAGCTGGACATATTTATAATAACAGGATAATCAGGCACAACTAATTCAATGGTAACATTTTTATTATCTTTATCGGGTGTAATTGTATTAGTAACTTCAATAGTCTCACCCGTACTTGCTTTAAATACTGCACTACCATAAAACCATCCATCGTTAAAGCTATATGTCATTGTAATAGTTGAGCCTATAAGGTATTCACCATTTACAAAGTTATTGGTACAATTATCATCGTTATTTGCTTTAATAGTTACTTTATTATATGCCGTCTCTGCATTAATTGTAGCATTTGCAACTGCTGTATAGCTATATGTTGCCGTTAATCCATCTTCAGACAAAGTAAAGCTATAATAAGTGCCATTATAATATATGGTTGGGGCACTAACAAAAGTATAATCAGTATCGGCTGTTAAAATGAAATTATATATTTCACCCGCATTAAGTTTTGTATCCTCTGAAATATTTGTTGTACAACCTGTTAAATTTTCTGTTAATGAATAAGTTGCTTTTATGGCGATTGCATTTATTGTAATATCGGCAGTAGGTGTTAAAGTTACGCTTGCACTTGTTCCATCGTCCGATACAGTTAAATTGCCTGTTGTATCGCCCATTGTATAGGTATAAGTTGTGGCATTTTTAAAAGTGTAATATTGAGTGGCTGTAATAGTGAAAGTATATTCTTGCAATCCACTAACTGTTGTTTCTGTATAATCGCTTGTACAGTTTTCCAGCGTTTGAGTGATATTATAAACAGGCATTGCAACAGCGCTTGCATTTATAGTTACATTTCCTGCAACTGTTATATCACCTTTTTCAATGGTTTTATTGCTATATGGTGCAAGATACCCCGTATTATCTCCATTAGTATAAGATACATTAGAGGGGAAATAATATCCATCGTTTGCTGTAATTACAGGTGAAATAACTTCATCAAGCGTTAAATTTGTTCTATCCTCTAAACTGCTTGTACAGTTTTCCAGCGTTTGAGTTAATGTATATTTAACTTCTTGCTTTTCGGCATTTATAGAAACAGTTGCCCTATAATATACCAAACTACTAACACTGCGCACATTCCAATCAGCGCTTGAAGTAGGTTCAAAAGTGATTGTATTATCTTTTATAGTATATTTGCCATTTGTGACAAGTTTGCCTGTTGTATCTTTACCAATCGTAATAGAATAATCAGAAGGGAAAGTTATAGTAAAAGTTGCATAATAATCAGCACTTATTCCGCTACTTGCTGAAAACATACAATAAGTTGTAAATCTTGAAGGTGTATAGCTATCACTACTACATGTGCAAGTGTAATTTACACTCGGCAATTCTGTATCAAAATCCACTCTAAGCAAATAATTAAGTGTTGACATATTTATTTACCCCCTAACAGTGATTAAAATATTGTTTTTACTTTCGGAAAAAGGATTGTTAAAATTGATAGCTTTTAAATAACCTCTTGTGTCAATAGGAATCGCGTTAGTTGCATATGGATTATACGAGTTGCCGCTTGTAACTCTACCAATAGAATTTAAAATTTCATCCTTATAACTCATTAAAACATCAACATAAAATTGTACTGTTATAATCCCACTACTATCTTGTGAAATATCTCTAATAAAATAATATCTATTAAATTCTTCAATATAAGCATAATTAGCACCAATAGGCACATTTTTGTTAAATGCAATAGCGGGATTTAAAACCTTTTTTGCCGTTAATAATTTACCTGTAATTGCATCTCCAATAGCTGTTAAAGTTTTATTAACTGTCCTATCATCTTGAGAAGTGCTATAAAATTGGATAGTCATTTTAAAACCCCCTTTAATAAAAATGGGGGAGCAGGGAAGTTATTGCTCCCCGCTCCCCCTTTAATCTAATGCTTTATTTTATGCCACATAGAAAACAATAAAGTTTTCGTTAGTGTCGTTAAAATATCCTGCATCAAACTTGTAGTAGTTATTGAAAAACTCTGCCTTAGCATTATAGGCAGTGGTTACACGCCTATCGGTATTGCATACGCCCAAAGCATCACGGTCAAACATAACCGCCAAAATGCCCGTTGCGTTGATAGTGGTATCGGCATCAATCTTTACATTGATTGCGGAAATATCCTCAAACTTGTAGCTTGTGCCGCTTGCTTGCCAATAAGGTACAGTCTCATATTGAGGCAGTTTAGTTAGCTCGTTGTGGAATGTATCCGACTGCAAATATACATCGCTTGCCTTTGCAAAATCTGCCAGCGTTACAAAGTGCAAATTTGCCTTGTCGGTGAATCTGTCCTTGCCACCTACATTGTAAAGCGTGGAAATGCTACCTACTCTATCAACATACACGCCCATAATATAAGACGCAAAACGCACAAACTCAGGCTCAAAAATGGCCTCATTTGCGGCAAGAGTTTTACCAAATTTTGCGTTGTACATCTGCAACAGGTTTACACAACGATTTGTAGAAGTGCTGGAATAATCGCCATTAAAGGCAGTAGAATCAGCGTTAAAAGTCTGTGCTGTCATGCTGTTAATTGTACGCATAATAAGTGCGTCAATTTTAATAGTCATAGACTTGTCAACGGCATTATAAAGCATGGAAATAAAGCCATTAAGCTGTGCCGCATTGCTAAAACTTTCTTTAACCTGTCTTTCAGTGAAAGAACGTGGCACTTCAAAAGTGATTTTAGAATTAAAGAATTTTGCAGAAACAACAGGCTTATAGAAAATATCCTGCTTATACTCTTTACCATCTTCAAGCTCCCATGTTTCATTCTCTGTTGCCTCTGGAATATCGGCAGAAATCTTTTCAAGAACACTGCCAAATTCCCAACTATCCATAAGAATAGAGGGCAGTTTGCCGCTATAAGGCCGATTTACAAAGATGACTTTGCCAATGTGGTTTACAAGACTTTTGACATAATTATCCACGCTGGACGCGCTGAAAATCTCTGTGCCCACATCAACCACGTTGCTCAAATCTTCAGCCACCAAATCAGTTCTGCCCAAAACTTCATTAGTGACCGTGTTCATAAGCTCATATACTTGCTTGACAGTCATAATACACTCTCCTTTAATTATTCATATAAGTTATAAACATGTCGCGCTAACACGCTGTTAGCGTCTACAAAAATTATACCATAAATCAAATAATCTTGCAAGGCTTGAATTGACTTTTTATAATAATTCATATAAGATATACTATAACCGCTTTTTTCACTTTCTGTTGTTTGTGTTCCTGCATCCGTTCCCGTTAAATCTCTTGTATCTGTTCCCGTATTGGTGCTTTGCTCTTTATCAGCAAAAGTGTTTAAATCAAAAGCATTTATTTTATTTGTATCGGTTTTATCGCTTGCAATAGTGCCTTTATCGGTAGTTGTAAAATCTTTCTCCATGGTAGTTTTAACTGTTTCACTATAACCAGCATTAAAGGCATTATTTTGTGATTGATAAAGCTTATACACAAGTGTCCATTTCTCATAATACAAAACATAAAGATAATTTGCAAGAACTTTAATATTATCTTCTGTTAATACAGAATTAGCGCCTAAAAGAGATTCCACCAATTTACTAATAGGCTTGCTTGTATATAATGCTTTATATGTCGCATCCATTTGCGCGGGTGTAATTACATCCCGCCACGGGAACGGATTTATTGCGTCAATCGCTGTAAAGATACCACTATCGGGAAGAATACTATTTAATGTTGCCATTTTTATTAGCCTCTTTTCTATATTCTTTTGTAACCAAATGCGCAATCAAACTATCTTGCTGAACGTGCCGTATTTCTGATAGCTTTTCAAGCGCATATTGTTCTTCATGAGTTAGCAAGATTGTTAAAGGCTGAAAATATTTGCTCATTGTATTCTCCCCTCTAACTTTGTCACTTCATATCCATAAGAAAGACCATCGTTTTTAGCACGTTCTACAACGTCTTTCATGGGATATTTTATGGTACTTTTTCCTTTAATCAAACCGCGCTTTATTTTGCACTCTTTACAATAAGCATCCGCATAATTTGAAACAAAGAGCTTGCCGCAATCAAGGCATACATTGTTTACTTTACTCATCGTTTTCACCTTCTTTTTCTGTATCGCTTTCATCTTGTGCCGCTTGTTCGTTCTCTGTGCCGCTTTCTGTGCCCTCTGTGCCGCTTTCCTGTCCCGTTTGTGTTTCTACCTGTCCAGCGTTTTCCGCGCTTTCTGTGCCCTCTGTGCCGCTTTCCTGTTCCTCTGTTGCCGCTTGTTCAAAATCAGTTGCCCGCATTTTCCAGCTACTTGCAAACTCAATGTTAATATTTGTGCCAAACATTTCATTGATTTTTTCAAGGGCATTTTTGCGACTGTTTAGCATATCATCAACAAGCGGGTAGAGATTGCCACTATTCATTTCAACTTCACTTGTATTAAGGCGTTCTCTTTTCATATTAAAATTGGAATTAAGGCCTATTTCATTATACAAGCTTGCTTTTAAATACTGCTGGTACTCTATCAAGTCTTTAATGCCTGTGCTGTTGCCTGTATTGGCATTTTCTGCCTTAAAAGCACCAATAATATTTTTATCTGTAATTACAGCTTGCTCCCCATTAAAAAGTTTTTGCAAAAAATCGCGTGCAGAATCGGCTGTGTTATCATCCTGCGCGGATAAGATAAAAGAGGCACGTTTGTTTACATCGTAAAGCAACATAGAAATATCATTTTCATTAAGCATGTTGCAATACCTATTAAAGAGCGGGAACAAGCCCATAAACATTGAATCATTAGGCATTACAATACATTCTTTATCAATGATAAAATTTTTACTTATATTGAGCGCGGGATTGCTAACCGTTGCAATAGTGGGGCGATAATATACATCTTGTTCACCGCCTAAACCACCGCTAAATACATACAAATCATTATTGACTTTTGCCCATATACCAAAACCCCCAATTTGCAGAATCTTTTCAAGCTCTATTTGCGGGATTGTATCGGGCAAACCACTGTATTCAAACATTGCAAAAGAACGGTTAAACATATAGCGCACATAGTCTTTTATATTGCGCGGTTTGTCCAGATAATTATATTGCTTGTTTAAGGTATCTAAAATAAAGCTATCAATTTTACTCATTTGAAACAACTTCCTTTCCTTGCATATAAATCACAAGTTTGTTTATTGCATTTGTGTTTTGGTTTAATGCCTCTTTCATGCTGTCCATTTCTTGCTTGTGTAGCTCTGTTTGTTTATTCATTTGCCAAAACATTGCAATGCAACAAGCAATCGGAAAACCAACAGTAGAAACAATTTGTGAAAAAGCGGATACATCCATAAATTAACCCCCTTTGCATAATTGCAAATAGTTGTGTATCGTGTTTCCTACTTCATTATCTTGATAGTATACACGTCCTGTATTATAAAACCATGTTATGCGCTCTAACCGCCTGTTACACGGCCTTAATACATTTCTATTATAGTTTATTTTCGGATTGTATTCAAGACTGAAAATTAAATCAGTATCGGGATTTTTAATAGGTGTAGTCTTTTGATGAATAAAAGTAAATGCAATATTGTCTTTTTGTACAATCTCACATTGAAAAATAGAATCATTAAATAAAATAAAGTATGTGAATATTATATCTATTGGTTTATACTTTATGGGGCAATGCGGATATATATCTAACTCCCATGCGCCACTTGTTATCATGTGCAATTTTGGATTATCAAAAGCAAAATAAAAATTGTTATTTTTTGTTGCTGTATTATCCGCGCAATATTCAAATGCAACTGTTAATTTACTATCTCCATAAGTATATAAATCAATAGTGCCTTGTGCCATACTATCAACATGCTTTAATCCCATTTCCTTGAAATATGGGCAAAATTTATTAACAGTGTTTCCGCACATAAATATTTTAACATTTTCGCGTTGTCTTATTATTGTACTAATTACATTCATAAATAACACAAATTCATCTTGCAAATACAGCCCTTTAGAAATAAACTCATCGAAAAATATATTGTTGATATATGGAAAACTGTTGCCTTTATCGTGTTCCATTTCAGATAGTGCAAAAGTATAAGCAAATAAATCTTGTTCTATATCATATATTGGCTTGCCTTTTTCATCGTAGTTGCAAAGATAAAATTTTCGTGCATAATAAAATATGCCTGTATATTTACCTTTGGTTATTTTAGATATTTCACCATTGGCAATTAAATTTTTAAAATATTGTTGTGCTCTTGCACCTGTAATATCTTCTTGCCAGCGTCTTATAATAGCTAATTGAGAATGATTTTTTTCATACTGTTCTAAACCATACTTCAAAACGGCATATGTCTTGCCATTAGAACGCTTGCCAACAATCATATTATATACAGCATTTTTTGCAAGTATTTTATTTAAGCTGTAATAAGTTGGTTTATTTGTCATATGTATTTAACCCCCTTGTAAACGTAGCCTTGCATTAACTGTTTTAGAAATTGCGCATACTGTTTAGAAATTGACAATGTAAATTCACAACTTTCAAGGTATACACAACTTTTAGAAATAACATGTTCTATATTGCCCAAATAATCAGTTATTAATGCCTCTTGTTCTATATCAATATAAGTATGTGTCATTTTTCCGGTATGTTTTCCATCTATAAATAATTCATCGTTGAACATTTTAAAAACTTTTGTGTTATCTTGTTTGCATTCTTCAAGCATATATTGCAAACCGTTTTGTTTGCTTAATCCCGCAACAGTTAAATGTAATTTGCCGTCTTGCTCAACAAGATACCTTTTTGCACCTAACGTTTTAAACCGTGTATAAATGCCCTCAAAATCCCATACACCTAAAGGCTTGCTAATTCCTTTAATCGTTTTTGGTGCTAATAAATCGGGATTTATTTTCATTTCCGCGCACATTCTGTTTAACTTATTAGTTATGCGCTTATTGTACCATTCAATAAAATCAATATGCTTTTTATAATTTAAAAATTTTATGCTATCTGTATCACTATAAACATAATCTTCTTTAATGTTTAAAATACCTGTCCACAAATTAGCGCGTGCATAGGCTGTTACCCAAACGCCCCATGGATAAAATAAAAAGCGTGATTTTGAGTTATTATAGTTGTCTATATCCTCACTTGCATTTGTTGGCTCTTTTATCCATTCATCGTTAGTATATATGTTGTTATCGCGTACAATATCGGTTACACACATCCCATACACGCTATTTAACATACCTTTTGAAAGTAAATATTCTGTTTCTTTGCCTGTTACACCTTTAAGCGTGGTTTTCTTGCCATACAATTCTATAATTGATTGCAATACAGGGCGCGGCAAATAACCTTTTGCATATCTTATTATATTGCCCACTTTGCATTGTTTCCATTTATAGGATTGCTTTATAATTTTAAAATCCACATCCGTTAAAGTGATATGTAACTCATCAGCGCAATATACACGCCCATTATTAACTATAGGATTTATTAAATGGGTGCATTTACTTTCACTAATATAATTTTCAAATGAAACAGTACTTTCAATACCATAAAATACAGCGTCGAAAAGCAAGCAATAATGGGACAAATAAAATTTAAAATCTTTCTCTTTAGTTAGTGTTGTAATTTGTCCTTTACTCATTGGATACATTTCAGATAGCATAACAGCCGGATAGCTTGACGTAAAATCAATACTTGCCACATTTTCCAGCACTTTACCGCTATAATTGGCATTAGCGTGCGTAAAACCACCCGCAAAAGCGCGTTTTAATTGCTCATATTCTGTGCCATTTAACGTTAAATCCTGCATTATACGCCTATAGCGGGTATAATGGCCTTTATTATCTTTTCTATGGTTAGTGCTGGTATGATAGCATTTATTGCGCACAAATTGCCGAACACGGCCCGTATTTGTCAATGGTATTTTAGTTATATCACGATAAAGATTTATTTGCTCATTGATATAATATAACAGTATTTCTACATCGTTATTACAATAGGCTTTTTCTTGCTCTGTTAATGGCGTTTTGCTATTTCTGCAAATATTATAATCCAAATCGCCAACAAGCTTTTTAATGCTATGTTGTGTTAAATTTTCGGCTGTTTTTGCTAATGAATATCCACTTAAAATATAAGAATCTCTAAACTCAATTCCAAAATCACATAAAGCTTTTATTGGTTTTCTTTCATCTACTGCAAAAACATTTAACCAATTAAAATATTTGCGCATAAATTGAAATTCAAACCCCATATTATGAATATAGCAAATTAAACGCCTGTTTTCAGATAAATTAAAATACTGTTGAATTTCTTTACATGTTTCTATAAATTCTTCCCATGTTCTACCTAAATAAATATGCTCTTTATCCTTGATACCTAATTGCCAACAATACATAAATGCAAACTTTTCATCGTTATATAGTGTATTTGTTGTTTCAATGTCAAATGCACATTCTATATTAACATATTCAACTTTTTTATTTGTTCTAATTATATTTGCTTGAATATCTGCAATATTAAATGCGCTAATATCTTGCATTATAACACCAACTTATATAGTAACAAATAAAGTCATTTCATCGTTACTTGATGAATTGCTTGCTTGCTCAACGGCATCTATAACACTTTCATAACCTAACATTTTGGCAATATTTTCTGCAATTTCTTCTTCATAGCCTTTTATTGCAGTTAAATCCGTATTTTGTTCTTTTGCATATTCATTAATTGCCGTCCAAATTTTATGGTAGCCTATTGCGCTTGCTGTATTTTCCGTACTTCTTATATATTGCTCTATCATGCTTGCAAGCTGAAAAAATTCTTTTGCATAACTATAAGATTGTTCTGCCATACCTGTATTGGCGGCAATAGAATTTAATAGGCTTTTTGCACCTTTAACAGTGCTTGAAATTGAATTAGTAAATTGCCGTACTCTTGCAAGCTCTTTTTGTAAAGCGTTATAGTCTTTGCCTTTTACACTAAACTTTTCCCCCCCACTTTCAATCCATTTCCTATAAGCGGGGGCATCTTCAAAACCGTGTTGTTCAAGCCTTGCAAGCCTTTTATTTGCCATACTTGCAAGCCTTGATACTTCTTGTTTCAATTCATTATATTGGCTTTGTATGCCGCTTGTATCCACGTTTACAGCGCTTGTGCCTAATGAGCTAATTGCAGTTGTAACAGCGCTTGAAATTGAGCTATTGTCAACGTTGATATTTAAATCACTGTAAATTGCCATTGTTTAATACCCCCTAAAAACATAATTAGCAAATTGCTCTTGTTCGTGTTGCGTTTGGCACATATCATAATAATAGAACAGATAACGGATGTTATTAGCACGCCCATTTTCAAACGCTGAAATATTTTTTACGTTTGTGCCGGTATTTCTGCAAAAATCCGTTTGTGATATATGTAAAATATCATTGCGAAAACGCGCACAACGTTCCCCCGTATAATGTGCCAATGTATCAAGTTGTTTGCCTATAGATACCATCTTTAACCCCCATTTCAAAAAATAAAGGGACAGGGCTTTATACCTGTCCCCCGTATAAATTATAAGTCAATCCACGTTACACTATACCGTATTTCATTGCTATTTTTGGTGGTGTATGCGTAAATGGTAAAACCTACTTTATTTGCATTAACAGCTGCTATAAATTCATCATCTAACAACATTTGCTTGCATGTGTCCGTCAAATGTTTAGGCAGGTTAACCATGCCAAAATCTGATACAATAACAGGAGCATCACCATATTTTGACTTATGATTAATATACAAACCCTTTACAGGATACACAATGCCCTTACCGTCATTTTCGAACATATTTGCTAAACTATGATATGCAAAATTCTTAGGAATCTGAAAATTAAACCTAATGCCATGATTATATTTGCCTGCTATACTTGTGCTTTCAATACTCATAATAAATTAACCCTCTTTCTTTTCATCGTTTACAGCAATTGCTTGCTCATTGTGTAAACTCATATAATCGGTCAACATGGATACTAAATCAGCAACGGGAATTTCAAAATCCATTTTCCCCGCTTTGTCAACAGATACCACATTTACCGCTTGCCAATCTTCACACCAATTTGCTTTATCTTTAAAATGCTTTTTTGCAAGCGCAAGTGTGAATTTGCCGCTTGCTGCTATTGTGTGCAGGTGAAATGTATCATTCACTTTTACACACAAGGTTATTTGCGTTTGTGGTACAGATACTTTCATAATATGCCTACTTTCTGCCCTGTTTAAGGGCTGTTTAATTGTTGTGCGCTCAGGGCGCTGGAATAGGGCTTTATTTTGCGTGTACTGCCCTTTAGAAAGCACGTTAATGATTTTATATTAGTGCCAATAAAACCACTCTACAAGGCCATATACAGCGCCTATAGCGGCAAATGCAATAACAAGTGGTAAGATACAGGATACTTGATAAGCTGTCATTTTTTAAGCACCACCTTAACATAATCGCCAAATCTTTCATCGTTTAAAATTTCTATGGATTCACAATCATATTTATAAAGAATTGAAATCGTCACGCCATTGTGCATAATGTAATATTTTAATTCATCTCTACTTTCATGTATTGCATCACACCATATTGAAAATAAAAACTTGCTGTCATTATACCAATATTCAACTTTATCAATGTATTTATAGCCTCTTGGATAGATATACATACTAAGCACCTCTTTCAAAATTTTAAGCTTGTTTTGTGCGTTAGGCTTTCTGCCTGTGCCTATATTAAATCACTTTTAAAATCTAATGTCAATAGAATCTAATAAACTTAACAAAAATTTAATAATTTACATTTTGTAACACTAATACATATTGTAATAGGTGTAGTAACTACTCACTTATTACACGCTTTATAATTGCTCCTATAATTGCTCCTATAATTGCTCCTATCAAGGTGCAATATATTGCATGTTTACGTTATTTTTCTCATATAGTTACTATTGTAATTTCTCCGTTACTACTCGCGCCGTTACTTCCCGTCCTATCCGCATTTAAGCACATAGGATAGGGGGGTAGGGTATATG